GCCCGGACCTGAACCCGATTGAGAAGATGTGGTCCAAGGTCAAAGAGTTCCTACGAGCCGCCAAGGCCCGCACCTTCGACACTTTGTTGGCAACCATCGCCAATGCCCTGAAAACGATCACAGCCCACGATGCCCAAGGCTGGTTTCAGTCCTGTGGATATGCGACATGTCATTCTTAAATTGCTCTAGCTGACCAGATCGAGGCGGACAAGTACCTGGCCGGCAAGGAGGCGGTTTCGAAGAACCCGGCCAAGGGCTTCACTCGCGTGAAGATCGTGCCGCCGGGAACGGTGTGAGCATGGGCTGGTGGCCTTTCACAAAGCGGAGCAAGCGAACGGGCCCCCGGGCGCAGATGCTCGTCGTCCGCGCGAAGCCCGCCTGCCATCTGTCGGGCAAGTTCGACTCGGCCCAGACCACGCCGGACAACCGCCGGCACTGGGCCAACGCCGACGGCCTGTCGGCCGACGCCGCGGCCAACGCGGAGGTCCGGCGCACACTCCGGAACCGGGCCCGCTACGAGGTGGCGAACAACTCTTATGCCCGCGGCATCGTGCTGACGCTGGCCAATGACGTGATCGGCACGGGGCCGCGCCTCCAGATGCTCACCGAGGATGCGGAGAGTAACCGGCAGATCGAGGCCGAGTTCGCCGCGTGGGCGAAGGCGGTGGACTTGCCGGGGAAGCTCCGGACTATGCGGCAGGCCCGAGCCCAGGACGGTGAGGCCTTCGCCGTGCTGTTCTCCAACGAGAATTTGGACAGCCCCGTCAAGCTGGACCTGAAGCTCATCGAGGCCGACCAGGTCGCCACGCCCGGCTTCGCCTCCAGCTCCGCCGCGGCAAGGCCGTCTCGCCACGGCGAAGCGCAGCGAAGCCGGGTGGACGGGATCGTCTTCGACGAGGTCGGCAATCCGGTCGAGTACCACGTCCTGAAGGAGCATCCCGGCGGCACCAAAGCAGCGCTGGGCATGAAGCACGACCGTGTGCCCGCCGAGAGCATGGTCCACTGGTTCCGCGCCGACCGTCCCGGCCAGCACCGGGGCATCCCCGACATCACGCCGGCGCTGCCACTGTTCGCCCAGCTGCGCCGCTTTACGCTGGCGGTGCTGGGCGCGGCCGAGACGGCTGCCGACATCGCGGGCGTGCTGTACACCGACGCCCCGTCCAACGGCGAGGCCGACCCCGTCGAGCCCATGGACCTGATCGAGCTGGAAAAGCGCATGCTCATGACCATGCCCGGCGGCTGGAAGATGGGCCAGATCAAGGCCGAGCAGCCCACCACTACGCACGATCAGTTCGTGCGGACGATCCTGATGGAAATCGCCCGCTGCCTGAACATGCCGTTCAACGTCGCTGCCGGCAACAGCTCGGGCTACAACTACGCCTCGGGGCGCCTCGACCATCAGACCTACTTCAAGAGCATCCGCGTGGAGCAGTCCCATCTCGACGCGGTCGTGATAGACCGGATCCTCTCGGCCTGGCTGGACGAGGCGATCCTCGTGACCGACCTGTTGCCCCTGCCGGTGCGGACCCTTCGCGAGTTCCCGCACCAGTGGTTCTGGGACGGGCACGAGCACGTCGATCCCGCCAAGGAGGCCAACGCCCAGGCCACGCGCCTGGCCAGCAATACCACCACACTGGCGGCTGAGTACGCCCGCCAAGGCAAGGACTGGGAAACGGAGCTCCGCCAGCGGGCGAAGGAAGTGGCCCTGATGAAGGAACTCGGCCTCACGTCGGCGCAGGCGGTGCCGCAAACATCCGTCGCGCCCGAGAAGGACGAAACCGACCGCGAAGAGGAGGATGATCGTGCCGCTGCCTGAACGCAAGAAGGGCGAGAAGCGTGACGACTTCGTCCAGCGCTGCATGGGCGACGAGGTCATGGTCCGGGAATACCCCGACGCCGAACAACGGCGGGCGGTCTGCGAACGCCAGGCCGCTACCCGGGCCGGCGGCGAGCTGAACTTCTTCAGCGAGCCGGGGGCACTGACCATCGAGGCCGCCGCCGGTGGCGAAGACGGTAAGCCCAGGCTCCCGCGGTTCACGATGGTCGCCTACACGGGTGGGCCCATGCGGATCGGCGAATGGCGGTACCCGGTCATCGTGGACCTGGCCGGGCTGGCCATCCCCTCGCAGGCCAGGCCCATCCGCTTCGGCCATGACGTGACCGCCGGCGTGGGTCACACCGACAGCATCCGCGTGGCCGACGGCAGGCTGCTGGCCGCGGGCGTCGTGTCCCGTGACACGGCCGCGGCCAAGGAGATCGTTGCCTCCGCCCGCAACGGCTTCCCCTGGCAGGCATCCATCGGGGCGCAGGTGGAACAGTTCGAGTTCGTGCGCGAGAAGCAGGCGGTCGTCGTGAACGGCCGCGAGTTCAACGGCCCGGTCAACGTCGTCCGCAAGGCGACACTGGGCGAAATTTCCTTCGTCGATCTGGGGGCCGACCTGAACACGTCCGCGAACGTGGCAGCGACGGCCCCGGCTTCGCCTTCGGCTACGCCGGGGCAGAGCAAGGAGAACCAAGTCATGGAAGGTACCGAGAACAAGCAGGAACAGACCGTCGAGAAGACCGCGGCCAAGGGCAAGGACGCCCCGAAGGTGCAGGGGCAGGCGCCGGAGGGCAAGGAGGCCCCCGCGGGCACCCCCAGCCGCGATGGATCGCGGCCGGGGACCCCTGCCCCTGCCGTTCAAGCCGCGGCAGCCGCCGGGAGTGCGCCCGACGCGGGCATCACGGTTGACCCGGTGGCCGACATGCGCGCCAAGGCAGCGGCCGAGCAGGAGCGGATCGCGGCGGTGCGGAAGGTCTGCGGGGACACCCACGCCGACATCGCGGCCAAGGCTATCGCCACGGGCTGGGACGTGACCCGCACGGAACTGGAGGTCCTCCGCGCCGACCGGCCGAAGGCGCCGGCCGCACACGTACCGGATAGCACCATGACCGGGGCGGTCCTGGAGGCCGCGTGCATGCTCACCGGCGGGGTCAAGGGCGATGCCGTGGTCGACACCCACGGCGAGCAGGCCGTGGACGCCGCCGACAAGCGCTTCCGCGGCGGGATCGGGCTCCAGGAGCTGCTCCTGGAGGCGGCCTGGGCCAACGGCTACGAGGGAAGGAACTTCCGCAACAGCCGGGAAGTCCTGCGCTTCGCCTTCGGTCTGAACCTCCAGGCGGCGGGGATGTCCACCATCGACATCGGCGGCATCCTCTCCAACGTGGCCAACAAGTTCCTGCTGGAGGGCTTCTTCAGCGTCGAACGCGTCTGGCGGAACATCTGCGCCGTCCGCAACGTCAGCGACTTCAAGACCGTCACGAGCTACCGACTGATCGGCCGAGACCAGTACGAGGTCGTGGCCCCCGGCGGTGAGCTGAAGCACGGCACCCTCGGCGAGGAGAGCTACACCAACAAGGCGGACACCTACGGCCTGATGCTGGCCATCGACCGGCGGGACATCATCAACGACGACCTCGGCGCCATTACGACGGTGCCGCGAAAGCTGGGACGCGGGTCGGGTCTGAAGATCAACGACATCTTCTGGACCGTCTTCCTGAACAATGGCTCGTTCTTCACGTCCGGCAACAAGAACTACCTGACTGGCACCGACACGGTCCTGAGCATCGACGGCCTGTCCAAGGCCGAGAAGGCCTTCATGGACCAGGTAGATTCCGACGGCAAGCCCATCGGGATCATGCCGCAGGTCATGCTGGTGCCGACGGCGCTGTCGGCGATGGCGACGCAGCTCTTCAAGAGCGTGGAGATCAGGGACACCACGGCCAGCACCAAGTACCCCGTGGCGAACCCCCACCAGGGCAAGTTCCGGGCCGAGGTCAGCCGGTATCTGTCCAACTCCAGCTACACCGGCAACAGCGAGAAGGCCTGGTACCTGCTGGCCGACCCGACCGACCTGCCGGTGATCGAGGTGGCGTTCCTCAACGGCCAGGAGTCTCCGACCATCGAGACGGCGGAGGCGGATTTCAACGTCCTCGGGGTTCAGATGCGGGGCTACCACGACTTCGGCGTGAATCTGCAGGATCCCAAGGGCGGCGTGAAGAGCAAGGGCGAGGCGTAAGCCTCTTTCCGACAGGAGCTAAGCAACATGGCAACCGCAACCTTCGTGCATGACGGAAGCAGCATCGACTATACCCCCGGCTCGGCGGTCGCCGCCGGCGACGTCGTGGTCCAAGCCGACCTGATCGGCGTGGCCCGGACCCCGATCGCGGCCAACGCGCTGGGATCCCTGGCCGTGGCGGGCGTCTTCGACCTCCCCAAGACCGCCGGCGTCAGCGAGGCCATTGCGGTCGGGTCGCAGGTGTATTGGGACGTGGCCGACCAGGTCGCCAAGACCGACGACGAGTCGGGCGCCAACAAGTACCTGGGCAAGACGGTCAAGGCCGCCGGCGACGACGACACGACCGTGCGGGTGCGGCTGGAGCAGTAGTCCTTGACCGACCTGCTCGAACAGGCCGCCTCCTGGCTGGACGACCAGCGCGTCAGGCACATGTCGCGCTTGGTCACCTACAGCCGCGGCGCCGACTCGGTCGAGCTGTTGGCCACGCTGGGCACCACCACCTACGAGGTCACCGACGACGCCGGCGCGACGGTGCAGGCCAAGGCGACGGACTTCATCGTCTCGGCCGAGGCGCTGGTCCTGGGAGGGCAGGTGGCGAAGCCCCAGCCGGGCGACCGCATCCGGGTGACAAGCGGCGAGAAGGTGCTGGTCTTTGAGGTGATGGACCTAGGTGGCGCCGGGCATTGCCGCCCGGCCGACCCGTACGGCAAGGCGTGGCGGATCCACGCCAAGCAGGTGGACGAGGAAGAGGCCTAATGTGCGGCAGCGAACAGTACGAGCGAATCTGCAAAGGCGAGTTCGCGGCTGTCCACGCCAAGT